TCAAACCCAAGTGAGTGTTCCAGTAATTAGCAATCATAAAAGCGTTACTTGCAAAGTCGCCGTGTTCATGCTCACGTTTATCACTCACCAACTCGTTGGCAGATGTCAGTATCTCTGTACGCATGCGCACTTTAGACTTAACGAGTACCTCTTTCGGTGTACCCACTTGGCTACGCAGATTGTAAACATATTTCTCTGAACACTTACACGCCTTGGCTACATCTTTAGTCTTGGCATCTGGATGTTTGATAAGGTATGCCCACACCTTTTCAGATTTAGATTTCTTTCTTCTCATGTCCGTCTCCTTTCAATAACGAATATGATTCAACATTACCCCCACATTGATGAGAGTATTTGATAGCTACTTGGACAGCCTCTACTGCCGTAGCCCCCATAGCTAATGCACCATAAGCAAAGTCAGATGCTTCACCAAATGCACAAGCGTTTACCCCATGTTCTATGGGGTAAGGTGTACCCTCGTAACGTAGTAATCCGTTCTTAGTTACAAGGATAAATTGATAGTAGTGAGTTTCTAATTCACGATAAGGGAACTCAATGGAAGGGTCATTTTTTAAGACCCATTCCTTATGTCTTTGTATGTTCTTGAGTGTGCCTACACCAGTTATGATACAAGCACTCCCCCCCACAGATTCATACCACGCTTTAGGTGATTGGTACTTGGCATTACCCAACGTACATTGAGTATCGGTAGCTAGTACCTCACCATCCCATGCAATAACTGTCATCGTTGTATTACCTTTCCATCAGCATTTTTAGGCTCGGTAATAAAGACACCGAAATCTTTACGTAGCTGATACGACAAATCATTCATCAACGTGTCAACGTATCGTAAGATGTGTGCATCTGTAGCTATAGAATTGCCGTAGGTATTAGGCGTAGCTGATTCGACAAAGGCTTCAAGGAACTCTGGTGTGTATTCATTAGTCTGCATAGTCTCCTTGAGCATATCGTAATACTTCTTTGATTGCCAGTTAGGTAACTGCCATTGCCAACGATGTTGACCTTTCCTTTCCAACTCCACGTGCTTGTCATAGATACGTTTAGCGTGTTGTTGCAATGCACCTACCTTGGCTCTTGCTTTTAACCCACGCTTGAATCGTCTAAGTATACGTAGCCATGTCTTACGTTTTTCTGCATCAACCTCACCACTCACAGCGTACTGTGGGTTGGTGCATAGACCTTCGTGATTGAACGTCATACCTGCAAAGTACTCTGTTCCATTCTTCTTGAATGAATACCACCAGTCATGGTAGAAGGGACTACCACCTGCTTGTGGGTCTTGTTCTTCCACGTTGTTATCCAAGAATACAGTATGACCAATACGATACCTAGCTCTACCAATCCGTTGGGTAACTATAGGTATTGTCCTATGCAACGCCATCGCTAGGGAAACATGCATAGCTTGCCATGTTAGGCTATCAGATGGCAGTACAATACTACCATCTGGGTGAAACTCAGCTATCACATCAACGTCTTTACCTTGCCAAGCTACGTACCTCAACTCATACACATCTTGGTTCTTGAATAGCCTACACCATGTACGTATAGGCTTACCCTTTGCAGGGGTTCTGCATGTAGAAAACTTACGCTCACAATCAGCGTAGTCTTTCAACAATGGTTCTCCAAAATAACTATTCATAATACCTCCTTATTTTGTTATCTTGCTTAGTGCCACGGCACTAGTCATTGCGTTAAGGTCAAGGTCTAAGTCCTCTGCCTTGACTATCTTACGTTCTTTGACAGTCTTGTGTCTGTCCTTGGCTTCATCTGGTAACAAATCCCACAGTGGTCGCCATGCTTTGAGAGCAGGTGCAAGTGTGGTGTATGTTTCCATCAACGTGTTGACAGATGATAGAAACTTTTCCTGTTTATCAGTAGCTTCAAAGACTTTGCGATTGTATTCTTTGAACTCTGGTTTCAACCAGTCCCAACGTGAGTCTTCATAGTCAAACTTACCACTGTTGTATGATGACTTGAATCCATTGGGCGCATTCTCAAAGCTATTAACCCAAGGCATAGGCTTACTGAACGATAACTTAATAGCACCACCATCTAGTCTCCATGTATTGTGCTTGTAATCACCACTTTGCCATACATCCTCTGGTGCATTAGCCCAACCAGTAACCTCAAGTACTTCTTGTTTACGCAATACGTAGTCTGGTAATGACGCCATAGCATTACGTACATCAACAGGAAACAGACATTCATACACCTTGTCTGCCCAATGAGCAGGCACGTTGTTTATTGCCTGCTTTATCTTGTCTTGGAACATAGCCTTAGCTTTGTTCCGTATCTCACCCTTGAGTGAGTCACTAAATCTAACTGTTGCCATTAGTTTACTCCTTCCATTTTTACAACTTCACCGAATGGTGCTTCCTCTGCATCTGTAGTAACCCACAGTACTGGACAATTAGGTTCAGTACCGAAGTCATTACAGTAGAGGTCAGTTAGGAACACACAAGCAACTGGTTCTATTTCGTTGTCTCGCATGTAATTGAATACTGGTGAGAAGGCAGTACCTCCACCACCATGTGCTTTAATCTCTGGTCTATCGTCTTGACCAAAGCAATCATAGTGACTCACCTCACTATCGAAGTAGATGATATGAGTCTTGGTAGGCTTATGGTCTTCCCATACCTTGATGATTTCAGTAGCGAACTGGTCTATCTGTTTCTGTAAAATAGAACCAGAGCAGTCAAATGCCCATACAATCTCACCCATCACTTCACCAGTGATACTAGGTAGATACATACCCTGCTGAATGAATCGTCTGTTAGGTCTAGCAAACGTTCTATCATCAGTCTTAGCCTTGATGATGAAGCGTTGTAATACATCTGCCCACAATACCTTGGGTGTTAGTAGTTCACCGACTAGGCGTTCAACACCTGCACTCAACTTACCCATCATCTTAGCAGACTGTACTGCTTGAGCTACCTTAACACGCCATTCTGCCTGCTGTTGTGCAATCTCTGCCTGCGTCTGTCCTCCATCTGTAACTGAATCAAACGGCTGACCCTCTCCTCCATAGCCTTGTTCTCCTTCAGGCGTTGTAGGTAATGTGTTATAGATGCGATCAGTAATCCCATCACAAGAATTATATAAGTCAGGGTCATATAGTCCTCCCTCTGGCATCTTGCCTAGACCTTCATCAGTTAGTACTTGATTGATTACATAGTCACCTGCTTGATTCCACTTGTAGTGGTCTCTCTCACCACGTCTTGTGGTGTGTTCAAACATTGGGTGTGCAATCTCATGCGCAACAAGGAACTTAAGTTCCTCATCATTCTGTTTGTCACAGAACTCTGGATTAAATAGAACTTGCTTGCCATCAGTAGCGGCAGTAGGTACTGCATCTGTAATCTTGAACGGCATGTTCATTACTAGAGTACCCCAAAAGGGATACTCCAGCATTAGTGATGTCTTGGCTTTAGCCAAGCGTGTTTGTAAATCAGTCATTCAACTCTCCCATAAAGACTGCCATCTTGTCAGCGATAGCCTTGACTTGTCTGCCTTTCTGCTCACGTAAATCCCAGTCAACACGTAGAGCTTCTGGGTTCTCGTTGGCAAGTGATTGCTCAACCTGTTGACGCATGGTCTCAAGGTTAGGGTCATCAGCAAAGTTAAGCCTAGGTAATACACCACAGATGTCGTTGATATTTGCAACCAGTGAGTCACGGAATACACCAGTAGGGTCATTCAGCTTGTCACTAGCATGCTTGACTACATCGTACAGTCGTTGCCATGCTTCCTTCATAGCTTCCTGCGATGCGTTGGTTACTCTGTCAGTAACCTCTTGTTGAATAGCAGACAGTTCTTCATCTGCAATCTGTACTCGGAAGTCATCGGCAGGTACTGGTAGGACAACTATCTCCATACCAAACTTAGCACGTAGACCATCGACAGTAGGGTAGTCCTCCTCCTTGTACAGTCCGTTAGGTAGTAGCCTTTGTGCATCTAGTTTCAACTGTGGATACACATCAATGAACTGGTCAACTAGTGCCAACCAGTTAGCTTTCTTGGCACGATGCTCTGTCATAAACGACAGATAGTTTTTAGATGGTAACATCTGCGTACCATTGATACCCCAAGGCAGAGTGTTCTTGTAGTACTCTGTCCGTATGGTAGTAGTCAGCTTGTGGATGTTACCAAGGTAATCATTGAGAGGAAGTAGAGACTTGTTGTATCTACCTGCCTCAACGATTGTGTTATGTTGTTCAGCAACTTGTTGTGTTACTGATTTGTCATACTTACGTGCAGTCCACTGCGACACGTTAAGTTGAACTAGCAATGCTTTGTCTGTCAATTTCATATCATACCTCCATTAAAACAAGACATCTTGGTTATCGACTGCCCACTTAGTGAACGCACCACTACTAGCAAGCTCATCATTCTTGCGAGTAGCATACGAGATACATAGGACAGAGAACTCTTTAGGCATACGACCAACGTAGGTAATAACCCTATCGAAGTTAGCTAGCGTAGCCTTGTGAGCGAGAGTGCCACACAGTGCATACAATGTAGCAGGGTCATCAGGTACATTAGCCTGCGTTGGATTCATCAGTATGGTATCTGGATTAGGTAGCTTACGATGTATCTTAAGGAAGCCAACGAACTCTGCCGCAGCACCTTCACCAACTGCACCCTTGAAGCACTCATACTCTGCATCAGCAGGTACAATACCAATCACATCGGATACACCCTCAACCCATGAACGTGGTGTAGCATTGATGTCACGCTGTGGGTCAAAGTCATGTAGTAGATTAGGTCTGAACCTAATGAATGACACTAGCTCTGGCTTGACCTCATGTTCAATAGCCCAACTAGTCCAATCATCTAGGTGTGTTTCAAGTTCAATGACAGTCTCACGATTACGTAAGTGAGATAAGATTCTGTTAGCACCTGCTCTGTCTTGTTGTCTGTTACCAGTAGATATGCAGTGCCAACCTTTCTTCAGTGGTACACCATGCAATGTCCTAGCCTGCAATACATTCGCTAGTACTTTCTGAATGTCAGCAGGTGCTTGGTTACGATCATCAAAGCAGAGTATACCCTCGTCTGGTATATCTGTTCTGCCTTCAGCAGGATACCAGTCAGGTAATTTGTAACCAAATGAGTTACCTTCAACTGCCATGTCTGGTACACCAAAGTCTTCGACAAGCATGGTAGGTGTATGCTTCTCGATGTACCCAACAGATAGTTTGTTGGCAACTTGTTGTACGATGGTAGTCTTACCGCCCCCTGGCATACCCTCAATACAGATAGGTCGCTTGGATT